GTAAAAAGAAATCAATACAATTTATTAAAGATTGTTGAGCATCTCTTTCTAATTGTTCTACTGATAGTTCAATACAATCAGCTTCATCTCCAAGTGGTTTACCAAAATTAATATCATTTACTTGCCAGTTTCTACGCTGAGAATAATATTCCATTGATTTAATAAACTTTGTTTTAATTCTGTTTAAGAAAATTTCAAAGCTTTCTATTTCAAATTCTTCTTTTATTAAGTTAATATAATTAATTCCTTCTTGTTCTGTTCCTTTTGAGAATAAAAAGTTTTGTATAATTTTTTCTAAATCTAATTTATCTATAAAAGCCTGAACAAAGTAAATAACATCATCTCTAAAGTTTTTATTATCAAGAAATACTGATAATCTTTTTTCTAAATCTTTATTTTCTCCTTTTGCTCTATTTGGTAAAACTCTAATTTCAGTTCTTGATGGAGATATTTCATGTACCCATAAGTCATCACCACCAGATTTATTACTACCAACTCTTCTATTTAAAAGAGTAACTTGTGTTTTAAATATTCCATTTGAATATCCAGCATCTCTAATTAACTTTTCGAGGTCTACTATAAATTCAGGAGTACCATCTTTCTTTTTAGTAAATTCATTATTAGATATTATAAAGTAATTAGAAAAGTTTTCATCATTAATATGAATATATCTTACCAATCTCCCATCTTCCATTTGTGGTAATTGGTTTTCATTTGAATCATATAAAATAAATTCGATCATATCAGAACAACCCAACCCAAAGTTAGATTTAGATATTTCTTTTTCAAATACCTTTCTATCTTCAGAGTCAACCTTGTACCCTTTTCTATCGATTATATCTTTAAATCCTTTTATTGCCATAATATTTTAGTTTCCAGAACCACCCTTTCTTCTCTTACGATAGAATAGTGCTTTTAGTTTAAAACTTTTTTGTCCAACAGTAACAGTTATCTCATCTTCAAAGGTTTTCTTTCTTCCTTTTGGACTATTAACATTTCTGATTTTCTTAACATCTAGTTGTTCCGTACCAGGAGTTGAACCATTTCTTTTTGGAAGAGTTCCACTTGTTTTAGTAAATCCAATCCATGGACTTCCATGTCCACCTTTCTTATATTTAGCACTAATTGACCAATTTACTTCTTTTTCTTCATCTAAGTTAATTATTTCTAATTTAGTTCCATTCTTATCCCAACCATTTGATTTTGCAAGTGATTGGAATCTGAAATCAAAATCATCGGATGTTCTATTAACAACTTTAACTCCCCCTTCACCTGAAACATCAGCTCCTTGAGCAGCTTCTTTATTTTCAGCTGCTTTTTCTTGTTGTTGAGCAAGATTCTCAGCCTGTTGTTGTAGTGTTTTTACTAAATCTTTTTGAGCATCAAGGAGTTGTTTTAAGGTAGACTTTTGTGCTTGTAATCCTCGAACTTGTGCAGTAAGAGAAACTCTCTCTATACCCTCCTTAGTACCCTTAATAACAGATTGTTGGAAGTTATCCAACAGACCCGAGTATCTTTCATTTGCTACTTGTGTTTCATTCTCAGATGCGGCTCTTTGTAATTCTGCAGAATCCAATGATATCTCAAGAGTAGCTATTTGAGATATTTTTTCTTCAGTTAAAGCTATCTGGTCATTTAGTTGTTCTCTTAAATCTTCTAGGTCACTTACCTTCTCATCAAAGTTATTTTGAAGTTTATCATATTTTGACTTAAGAATGTATGGGCCTTTTTGTAGTTTTTGTTTTTTTATTAACTCATCAACCTCTACATCAACTGCCTTTACTAACTCATCTTCATTATATTTAGGTTTTTCTAAGTATCCTGATGTTTCTCCACTAAAGGAAGTTTGTTCTTCAACTTCTACTTCATCAAATTCATCAGAATCAACCCAATCAGATTTGTATCTTGGTGATATTTGTTTTCTTTTAATTGGTTTTGAACCAAATGGAACTGCCTTTTTTTCTTTTACAAATGGTTTAACTTGTTTACCATCCTTTTTACGCACAAGAATACCACCAGTTTTTTTATCTCTGGTCTTATCTATTGCTTTAGAACCCTTTGTTAAAAGTTCTTTTAATCTGTAATCTTCAGGTCTAGCTGCCATTTTATAATTCTACTGTGAAAGTTAAATCCTTATCATCAAAGTATTCAACTACACCATTTCTATTTATTTTTATTTCAATATAATAATCTCTATTAATTTCCCAATTTGTTAAATTTAATTTAAAGAAGTGGCCATTAGAATCACAACTAACCTTAGTATAGTTATCATCAAATGGAACAACCACTTCACCAGTTACTACATCTTTAATTTGATAGTATGTAGTTGATGGTAAGTATTTAACATCATTATAAGAGTATGTGTTGGTATAAGTTTTAAGAGGATATGTTTCTCTTGCAAAAACTCTGATTGTAGGTTTACTTCCCCTCTTATACGAAGTTTTTAATCTCTTAAAAGTTACATGGATATCATCGGATGTAAGTTCTGTAAGAGAGCCTGTTGTATAAGCAGAATCATCCCAACCAATTCTTAGTTTAGGTTGGTAAATTGTATTTGTTTCTTTAGAAAAGAATTTTAATTGTCCATAATCATTGGTATCATTCTCTAATGCAGAATCATGCATTAATATTAGTCCATTATTTGGGAATGTACCAGCCACCCATTTATTAATTGGGTCTAATACATTCATGGATATATCAGTTGATGAATAAGAGAAAGATTGAGATACCGCCGAACCAGTTAACCACATTCCTCCTTTACCATTAAATGAACCAGAACTTTGTAATGATGCTGAACCTATTAACCATTTATCATCGGTTGTTCTATTATTCCATGTACAACCATCAGTTGATATCTTATCAAATCGAGTACCAATACCAACATCCCATGATTGAGAAACTATATAACCATATAGTGTATAATCAGTTGGTATTTCTATTGATTCACATTCTCTAAGTACTAAATCTGCAGATGAAGCTGTAATTTCTCCACTTGCAATTGAAGAAGATATTTCATTTGTATTAAATTCAATTAATGTATGGGCAATATCTTTTAAATTACCGTAGTATGTTTTGGATATTTCCAATATCTCATCTCTACCAGTATTTTGAGATGGTTGTTGTAAATAAATTGTTGAATCTTTAGATGCTGTTACGAAATAATACATTATACAACCCTCCCCCTTATATCTTTGTCAGGAAACTTCACTTCAAATACAGAAGGGTCTAAAGATGGATAAACCATTTTACCTTTAGTTGCATCTTCTATATTATATGAATTATCTGAATAGTTTCCTAAACACTTGTTAGTGATTTCACATTTTGGTACTGATTGAACTCCCTCAACACCTGCGATTAATAACTCTACCTCAGATACATTAATTGCCATATTAAATGTCCAATTATCTATATCGAAGTAATTTGCCAACTCTTGTTGTACTTTAACTAATACTTCTCTTTTGTTATATCCACCATAGGTTCTTATTTCAAAATCTACCCCTATGTTTATAACAAATCCATCAATTAAATTAACACCATCAGTTAACATTCTAAATTCACTAATGTATGTTTTTAGATTTTCTTTAACTGCCTGATTTAAAGTTGTTATATTTTGATTTGAATCATATCCAAGTACATATAAGTTAATTGCAAATGGATTATTTTTTTCATTTATATTACTTTTCTTAGCACCTAAGAATTTAGTTACCTCATCTTTTATTTCTTGTTCTGATAACTTTTTTTCTTTTAATGATTCTACTAATCCAACAAACTCGTTAAGAGAATCTGGATTTGAAAGAATAGATGCAGGAGAATTATTATCTAACTCACCATCTGGTGCACAATATGCTTTAGCAACACCACCAAACTTAGGAGGTAATGATAATGCTCTTACTTGATAATCTTTTCTTGTTACTGCTCTGTTTTGTGAACCAAAGTTTGCCAATGCGTTTTCTCTAATCTCTTCTATTGTATCAGCACCCTTTCCACCTGTTCCTGTTTCTTCGTTATCACACGCTACTGAATTTTTAGCTACTCTATATAAAGCTACTTCATCACCTTGGAACGATGCGTTATCTTCATCGAATTCAATTGTTTCAATATTAGTTAATTCACCAACACCAACATTTGATTCAACACCACCACCTGCTAAATAAGATATTGTAAACTTACCAGTCGGAGCCTGTCCATATGATTTTGTTTTTAGAAAGTTTGAAGGATCAAATGATGCTCCCATTTTATCAATAGAAGAGTTTAAACCCAATCCAACATTTTTAAAGTTAGGAATTAATGTTTCATCAGATGATGTTGAGTTACCTCCACCAAATACTATTGATGTTGTATTATCTTCGTTTACTTTAGTTGTAAATCTTCTTGATGTTTTTATTACTTTAAGAATATTAGGTACAGAATCTTTGAACTGAGCCAAATCTTTATCTGTTTGTTCTGAGTTAGGATAATCAATAAAAATCATCTCTTGTGCTAAGTAAGGAACTTTATACCATTTATTTCCATTTGAATCTCTTACATCATAGATATCAATTACATTATCATCTCCTAATCTTACTTTAGAAAATTGTTGAGGAGTTGAACCAAAATCAAATTCTATTTCTTTAAGTTCTGCAGACATTGCATTTACAAACTTTTTTATTAGGTAAGAAGTGGGTGTTCCTGAATTACTTTGATATATAGAAATTTCTCTTTCATCTTCTACTGAAAAATCAAGTAGTTCTGATGTTCTAAAAAGAGTTCCATTTGTTGCCGATTTAACAACCATTCCTTCTTTAATTCTTAAACAATATTCTAAATCAGGTTGAACATCATCACCAGTTCCTTTTGATGGTACTGTTTGATATACAGCCAGTTTTACTATTGATGGAGATGTTACCTTTGGTTTATATCCAAGATACTCAGCTAATGCAACTACATTTGACTTATCTTCAGAATATAACATTAATGATTCTTTTAATGTATCATCTGTATAATAAGATAAAACATCACCAAGATAAGATGCCATTTCTATGAACATCATTCCAGGAGAAGATTCGTTAAAATCAGAATAGGTTTGTGGGAAATATGTTTTTGCATATTCAATTAAGTTCTCTCTAAATTTAGAGAAATCTTTATTGAGGTATTTTATATCCCTACCTTGATTCGATTTTCTTGTTGAACTATTTAATGCCATTTTTTATCCCTCTACCGTAAATGTTAATTCTTGAGATTCAAATTGTCCACCAACAGAAAACTTTACTTTAATTCCTGCTGTATTTCTATCTTTCATCTCGTCTGTCATATCTACTTCTATTTCTTCTATATCAATATAAGGTAACCAAAAATTAACACTATCTGTTATTACTGATTCAAGTCTTTCTTCTAAATTATCTGTCATTTGTTCAAATAACAATCCTTGAAGACCTGTTCCAAAATCTGGTTGTAAAATTCTCTCACCTCTATTTGTTAATAGTAAATTTTTTAAATTACTTTTTGCTTGTTCAAATGATGAAAATGCTTGATTAAAATAACCATTGTTACCTCTCTGTACAGGTAAAGTAATTCCATATGCATGGTTACTAAACTCTGCGGTATCTTTTACTATTTTCTTATCAAGAATGTAAGCCATCTATTTTCCCTTATATTATCTCTTAAACTTTTTAACAAGTTCAGAGTTATCTCTATTTAATATTCTATCTAAACCAGGTAAACCAGTTTGAACTCCTAATCCAGTTTTACTTGGTTTTGTTCCTACTGATCCATATCCCATTTTTTGTGCCATTTGAGCTCTTAAAGCCTCAGTACCACCTGCTCCAAGTGATGTATCCATATTAACTGTTTGATTAATATCTGGTTCTGCATCCATATACGAAGGTATATGAGTATTTTCAGTAACTTGTTGTGTTTGTTGTGGTAATGAATCCAATACAGATTTACCTCCTGTTGGTCCACTACTTCTTTGTGCTTTTGTAAATGGTTTTGTTTCGTTTAAAACTTTATTTAAAATTGCATTATTTGAAAATGTTTTCTGTGGTGCAGCAATTCTTTGTTCATTTAATGCTTCTTCAGCTTTTTTAAATGGGTCTGATTCTTGTATAGGTTCTATATTTTTTTGAACCTTTATTTTTGAATCTGATAATCTCTTCTTAACTTCTTCTTCTAATATCTTAGGAAAAGTTTTAGATAAAAAATGTTCTTGTCGTTTGGCAACCTCGGCCTCAACAAGTGTCTTTATTACTTTAATTAATTGCTTATTATTCATTTCTAATTCTAGTTATCTTAATATAAATATATCTTTGTTAATTTTATGGTTTTATTTACAAGATGGTGGTATCACAAATCCCAAATAATTTTTAGGAACTTTTAGAAATACACCACATCCGTTTCTACTAAAACCCCCACCACTCGTATTTCCTTCTATTGTAACAACCTTTCCTCCACTTATACCCGCAACAATACCTATGTGATGTGCATCTCTTGAACTACCATATAATATTGCAGCTCCTATCTTTGGTGTTGTACTCCAATATCCTTTTTGTTTTC